TATCCCTATCGAGTGCTTGGCCTTTGATCGTGAAAAGGAAAAGTTTACAAACGTGGAAGTAGACCACGTACCAAGCTACTTCTCTGACAAGAAGTGCAGCTGGGCGTACTCAATCAACTGTATTGATCCCAAGGACGGCAAGGTCAAGGCACTAAACCTGAAAAAGAAGCTGTTTGAGCAAATCATCAATGCAGCAGAAGATTTGGGCGACCCAACCGACTACGACAAGGGTTGGGATGTTGTATTCAAGCGTACCAAGACTGGCCCTCTACCATTCAATGTAGAGTACAACTTAAGTGTGTTGAAGTGCAAGGTTCGCGCACTGACACCAGATGAAAGGGCCCTGGCTGATGCAGCAGAAAACATTGATTCAAAGTTCCCACGTCCTTCTCCAGAAGAAGTAAAAGCCGCTCTCGACAAGATTGTAGCAGGCGCTACTGGCGAGGGTGAAGACGGTGTAGACCCAGAGTCTATCAAAGAACTAGGTTAATTAAAAAGCCCCTAAGAACTACAACTCTTAGGGGCTTTTCTCACTGAGGTCTTATGAAGATATTATTTATAGCAGATATACACATCAAGCTGGGTCAGAAAAATGTTCCAACAGATTGGGCTCGTAATAGGTACGAACTCATGATGGATCAATTGTGGGAGATTCAAGAGCAGTGTGATATCATGATTGTGGGCGGTGACGTATTTGACAAACTGCCTTCCATGGAAGAGCTAGAAGTCTACTTCGACTTTGTGGCCAGTTGCAGGATTCCTACCTATATCTACAGCGGAAATCACGAAGCTGTTAAACGTAACACTACTTTTTTGACAAATCTAAAAGGTGCTACTAACAAAATCAATGAGTTGGTCACTATTGTAGACGACTACTGGAGTAATGGTGTAGTAGACATTATACCCTACAACAAACTCAAAGAATGGGAAAAAGATCCTGACAACACTTTTTATAGCTTGCACAACCGTATACTCTGTACTCATGTAAGAGGAGAAATACCACCACATGTTAAACCTGAAATACCTCTGGAACTTTTTGATCGCTGGAGTTTGGTTTTGGCCGGTGACCTTCACTCTTACGACAATTGCCAGCGTAATATTCTTTACCCTGGTAGTCCCGTTACCACTAGTTTTCATCGTGGTCTTGTCGACACCGGCGTTATTATTGTGGATACTGATACTCTCAGCCATGTTTGGCAAAAGCTAGAAGTACCGCAACTGATTCGTAAAACTGTAAAAGCTGGCGAGCAGATGGTTGCCACAGACTATCACCACACCATCTACGAAGTAGAGGGTGACATGAGTGAACTGAGTGGTGTAGAAGACAGCCACTTGATCGACAAAAAGATTGTCAAAAGAGAAACAGATACAGCACTTATCTTGACCCCAGAACTAACGCTGAGTGAAGAAGTTGGCGAGTACCTACGTTATGTGCTCAACCTAAACGAAGAGTCAATACAAAAAGCGTTACAGGAATTAAAAAGCCATGAATACAGAATTAACTAATGCCGTCGTATACAGTCAAGAAAATTGTTTTGCTTGCAACAATGCTGTAACATTGCTAAAATCAAAAGGCTATACAGTAGAAGTGAGAAAACTAGATATTGCCGGCCCTTGGACTAAAAAGCACTTGTTAGAACTAGTGCCAGGTGCTCGTAGCGTTCCACAAATATTTGTTGGTAGCTACTATGTGGGTGGATTAAATGAATTGGTGAAGTACTTCAAGGAAGGTCAATGATTGTTCTCAAAAAGATGAAGTGGAGCAATCCCTTTAGTTATGGAGAAAATAACGAGATAAACTTTGACAGTTCTCCACTGACTCAGATTGTTGGCGGCAACGGTCATGGCAAGAGTAGTATTGCACTGATCCTAGAAGAAGTTCTCTACAACAAGAACTCTAAAGGTATCAAAAAAGCAGACCTCTTAAACCGCAACGTCAAAGCAAAAAGTTACTCTATTGAACTGGAGTTTGACAAAGACGGTAAAACTTATACTGTCAAAACAGTTCGTGGAGCCACACAAACTGTTAAACTGACATGTGATGGTGAAGATATTAGCAGTCATACTTCTACTGCCACCTACAAGACCATCGAAGAACTGATAGGATACGATCACAAGACTTTTTGTCAAATTGTATATCAAAGCAGTAGTGCCAGTCTAGAGTTTTTAACTGCCACGGACGGCAACCGCAAAAAGTTTTTGATTGACTTACTCAACCTTACAAAGTATGTAGAGTTAGGTGATATCTTCAAAGAACAGGCCAAGGCTGTAGATGTTGCTGTTACAACAGCTCAAGCAAAGATTTCCAGCTGTCAGGATTGGTTGAAGAAGTACAAGTCCACAAACTTGACCAAACAAGAAATCCAAGTAGTACCAGATCAACCCAAAGAGTTGGAAGATCACTGCCAAGGCTTGCGTGATGACTTGAGAGACCTTGAGTCTAAAAACAAGACGATTGTACAAAACAACAAGTACAAAGAACTGTTAGATGGTTTAGTTGTAAAGCCGGTCGGTGCCCGACCAGGTGGTGAGATACCAGTCTATACCCGTGAAAAAATTGAATTGGACAAGACAGCCAAAGACTGTGATGCCTTTATTTCCAAGATGAACAAGTTGGGTAGTGTGTGTCCTACTTGTTTGCAAGAGGTCGACAAACACAAGATTGACAGTTTGTTGGAAGAACAGTACTCTTCTAAAAGGTACGCCTCTATAAGGTCAAAAGAGCTTGAGGTCTTGATCCAAAATTTGGAGGGGGAAATCAAGGCATGGGAAAAGCTCAATGAAACTAAAGAACTGTATGAAGAATATCATGCTCTCTACAATCCAGTCATTCTTCCCGAATTGTTAGATAAAAAGACTCTGGAATTCACAGTCAAATCTACAGAGCTTGCTATACAAGAAGTCAGAGAAGCAATCAAAAAAGTAACTGAACACAATAACAAAGCACTGGCCCACAATGCCCGAGTAGATGTAGTACTAGGTCAGCTACAAGAAATGGAAGAAAGCCTTCTAGCACACCAAGCGGAACTGGAAGAAGCCAGTGACAAACTGTCTACTCTACAGGTCTTGGTAAAAACATTTAGTAGCACAGGGCTGGTTGCCTATAAAATAGAGTGTTTGGTAAAGGATTTGGAGTCTACAACCAACGAGTACTTGGGTGAATTGAGCGGCGGACGATTCCAGTTGGGTTTTAGAATTGCAGGCAGTGATAAACTGAATGTAGTTATCACAGATCAAGGCAAAGATATAGAAATCCTAGCCCTGAGCGGTGGCGAAAGAGCCCGAGTTAATGCAGCAGCACTGTTGGGCATACGCAAGCTGATGCAGAGTTTGAGCAATACTCGCATCAATTTGTTGATACTAGACGAAACCATTGAGAACCTGGACTTAGAAGGCAAGGAAAAGCTGGTAGAAGTACTGCTAAAAGAGGAGTACTTAAATACCTTTGTGGTAAGCCACGGGTTCACCCATCCTCTACTAGAAAAGGTTACAGTAATAAAACAAAATAACATTTCTAGGATAGACAATGGTTGACAGCAGGGATAAAGGTAGCAGAGCAGAAACTGTTATTCGAGACAAATTACGGCAATTAACAGGACTGATGTGGGAACGTACACCAGGCAGTGGAGCACTTGATCCAAAGCATCTCTTAAAAGGCGATTTATATGTACCGGGCGTTACAAACCTGTGGTGCGTTGAGTGCAAACACTACAAAGACGACCACATTAGTACCAAGGTCTTAACAGACAAGAACCCACAGCTGTTTGAGTGGTGGAGTCAGTGCAAACGACAGGCCGATCAGGTCAACAGAGAACCTCTGTTAGTCTTTAAACACGACCGCAGTAAGTTGTTCTGTGCTTTTGAAGTCCTACCAGAAACACACGTTCCGTTCTTGTACGTCAGCCGCAACGGTTTTGAGTTCTATGTAACGATTCTAGAAGACTGGATTGTTCAAGAAAAACCAAAATTTGTGTCTTGAATAACCATCTCGTATGTTGTATAATAACAGATTAACTACAGAGTCAACATGAGTATTGAATTTAACAAAGTACAAGAGCTGGAACCTAACACAGCATTGGTAGTAGATTGTCTCAACTTGGGTTTTCGGTGGAAGCACAGTGGTGATACGGACTTTCTCGACAGCTATATCAGAACAGTGGACAGTCTTCGCAAGAGTTATAAAGCTGGCAAGGTTATCCTGACCTGTGACAGTGGCAGTAGCAGCTATCGCAAGAGTATCTATCCTGGCTACAAACAAAATCGCAAAGACAAGTTTGATCTACAAACTCCTGAGGAAGCTCTGGCGTTTGAACGATTCTTTACAGAGTTCAACCGTGTGATGGATCACTACAAGAACTCATCAAAGTATCCGCTGTTTCGCTTTGACAAATGTGAAGCAGACGACATTGGAGCCTATATTGTCAAACACCGCAAAAAGTTTGATATAGACAAGGTGGTGTTGATCTCGTCAGACCGGGACTGGGACCTGTTGGTGTGTGAAGACGTGATGCGGTTCTCTTACGTTACGCGCAAAGAAATTACATTGGAGAATTGGAACGAACACTATGAGTACAATCCTGCTGATCACATTAGTATCAAGTGCCTTACTGGCGATTCCGGTGATAACATTCCTGGTGTCGCCGGAATTGGTCCGAAAAAGGCGCAAACTCTGGTATCTCAGTATGGCAGTACCTGGGATATCATTGCTAATTTGCCGATTGCTAGTCGATATAAATATGTACAAAACCTTAACGAGTTTGGTGCTG